GCGCGGCTATGTTGCGGTGCGCCATGTAGGACGCGTTGCCTTCGTAGGACGTGTAGCCGTTAAGCCTCATGTGCCCGCGCAGGTCCAGCGTTTCGGAGGGCGAGGCCGTTCCGATGCCGACGTTGCCTCCGGTCACCGCGAACGTGGACCCCCCCACGCTGAAGGCGTTGCCGGTGATGGTGGCGGAGCTGTTCACCGTAAGTTGTCCGCTCAGCGAACCTAGTGAAACCGTGCCGCTGAACGTAGCCGTCGCCGCGGTTATGCCGTACGGCAGTGTCAGATTGCCCTCCGCAGTGAATGTACTCTTTGTCGCCCCGCTTCCGAATTGCATCGTTCCATTAACATCCAGCGTCGCTTGCGGGGATGTCATGTTAACTCCGACTTCGCCCGATGGTAGGAGGGTCAGATTGTTTTTTCCCGACAGGTTAGTTTTGAGGAACAATTTACCTGTAGGGCTGTAATTTTCTATGGCAAAATCATCGGTAAGCCCATCATCTTTATATGAAAGCAGTCCGGTGTGCGTTACGTTCTGGCCTAAAAATATCCTCGTCCGGTTCCCCATTCCCTTAAAATAAGCCCACCCATAGCTGTCAAGAATCAATGGCGCATCGTGATAATCCAACATTGGATGAGATATTTTAAGTGCCGTTCCAGACTGGTATGTTGGGTCCCCCCATATCGGTTCGGCCTTCAGATACCACTCCATGCTATTATTGGCTCCGGCGGCGTCGCTGAAAAAATTTAATTGTGCCCCGCTGCCATATGTTTGAGAAAGAATACTCACCTCTCCCTTAATGGTTAATGGAACACCAGAGTAAGGCATAGGCGCGGTGGTCCCTATGCCCACGTTTCCCCCGATTACAACAAACGTGGAACCCCCCACGCTGAAGGCGTTGCCGGTGATGGTGACTGTGCTGTGCACCGTCAACTGGCCGGACATCGCGTTGGTGCCGTTCACAGACAGTTTGGCTGTGTTGAGCGTGTTCGTGTCCGTAGCCACCGTGTTGAACTGTGTCGTTACCGTGGACAGGTTGACCAGCTGCGTCGGTATCGCGACGCCTGTCGAAAGCTTTGTCGTGTAAAGCGTGTTCGTGTCCGTAGCCACCGTGTTGAACTGTGTCGTTACCGTGGACAGGTTCACCAACGACTGTGGTATCGCCACACCCGTTGAAAGTTTTATTGTGTAAAGCGTGTTCGTTGCGCCGGCCACCAGGTCGAATTGTGTCGTCACAGAGGATAAATTCACAAGTCCCGCCGGTATCGCAACGCCGGTGGAAAGTTTGATGGTGTTCAACGTGTTCGTAGCCGCCGCCACCGCGTTGAACTGCGCCGCAACCGTGGACAGGTCCACCATCCCCTGCGCGATTTTGCCTCCGCCGCTTATCGGTCCCCACACTTCCAGCGGCCCCTGCACCGTCGCCGAGGATTTCAGCGTGATGCCGTTGGCCGTTATCCGCCCGCCGTTGCCTTGCAGTATTATCGTCGGCGTGGTAGCCGTCGCGGTGGACGCCGCCATAATCATCTGCCCGGACAGTGTCATGGACGCCCGCCCCGTCGTGGTGGACTGCGTCAGCCCGTAATACGCCGACTGCGCCCGCGCGGGACTCGCCAGCGCGGCCAGCGCCGCAAATATCAGTATTTTTTTGAGCATGTTATCCAATCTCCTGTGTAATTGCGGCTCCGCCGCCGATGACGACAAAACCGTTATCTCCCACCGTTATGTCGCCGTAGTAGACCATCACCTGCTTGGTGTTCGTGCAAATCGCGATGAACGGCACCGACGGGTCCGCCGCCGCCACGCTGCGCAACGCCGCCAGCGTGCCTGTTTTTATCTGCCCCGCCGCCGACGGCGGAATCACCGGCGGTTCCTCGTCGTCGGGCGTAGGCGTTATCAGATTGTTATTGACGTTAACCGTCTTGGCGCGGATTACCTGATAGGACGTGGGCGACACGTTCGCATACGGCGTCCCAACCACCGCGTCCGAGGCCCCGTTGAGCAGCGCCAGCGACGCAAGCGCCGATATCGGCAACATGCCGCCGATATCCTCGCCGTTAAGTAACGCCGTGACATCCAGTCCCAGCGCGTTCCAGTCCACGGGACCGGTCGCCGTCATGGTCACGTCCTGCATGATAATTTGCGCCTTCACGACGCGGAACGTGCCCGCCGTAACGGGCCGCTGCGAATCTATGTAGTTGTAAACCTGCGCCGCCAAAGCGTCGCTCGGCGTCTCGCTGCCGGTTGTTACCGCATCGGCCAGTATCACCACGTCCACCGTGCCCGCGCCCTGCGGGCACGGTATGCATTTGGCCGCCGCTACGCCGGGTATGCTCTTCGCCCAGGTCTCGTAATCGTTCCGGTTGCCTCCGGCTGGCGGGCGGCGGATGCGCGCCAGCAGCCGCGCCAGCAGCTCCGCGTCGCTCTCGCCGGCCTCGCGCGAAATCCCGTAAAGCCAGCAGTGCCGCTCAAGCACCGGGCTGGATGCGCTGTCCGGAAAAATCTGCCGCGCGTTGTAGTCGAGCTTGTTATGCAGCCCCCACGCCGTGCTGGCCAGCGCGGCGGCGTTTGCGTACAACACGCTGCCCTGCGACACATCCGCGTCCGGACAGTTGTTTTTTATGTCCGTCAAAATCGCTGAAAATATACCGTCGAAAGTTTCGGCCATTACGCGACCTCCACGAAATTTGAGTACTTGAGCGGCGAGCCGCCCTTTGCCGTGGCGTCCACGGTGTAATTGATTCTGCCCTTGCCTATCTCGGTGGTAACGCTTACCGCCGTCAGCTTGCCGCCGTCCGTCAGCCATTTAAGCGCGGCGCGGATGTAGCTCTCAACCAGCCTGGCTGTGGCCGCGGTCGCCTTAGCGCGCCTCAAGGTTCCCAGCTCGCTGCCGAATGCCGGATTAACCCACCAGCTCCCTTTCGCCACGGCGAGGCTCACGTGAATGATGTTTATCAGCGTCGTCTCGGCGGCGCTCAGGTCCAGCGTGCCCTGCCCTTCGATATTTAGCTTGAAATCCATATAGCCTCACATCCCCGGCATCGCCGGGCCGGACGCGCCGCCCTGCGGGTCTGTATGCGTATGCACGTTGTAAATCTCGCGCATCGCGGCCATGGTGCCCGTTTCGTCGGACACGCTGCCGGCAACCCGCAAATCGCCGTTGATTACCACCTGCGGCGACGTTATGGTTACCGCCACGCCGGCGCTCATTTCCACTTTGCGACCGCGCTTGAAATGAAACTTGTCGCCCTCGTCGGTATAAAGGCATACTTCGCCGCGCTCAAGCGCCACGCGATAGCGGCTGTCGTCGCTGGACACCAGAAAAACCTGATTATCCTTAACCAGCACAAGACCGGACGCGCCGTCCTTCGGGCTGCTGGCGAACCCGTAATGTTGAAGCAGTTCCCTGTCGGCGAACGTCTCGCCGGGCCGCCCGACGGCGGCGAACAACCGCGCCGCGCCCTCGGTAATGCCCGTGATAACCACCCGGATGATGTTCATGCGACTTTTACCCCCGGCAGCCCAAGCCGCACCTTCGTAACCCGTCCATGCTCGCGCGACAGGCTGAACGTGCGCCCGGTAACAAGGTAGTTCCCGTGCAGATTATTCACCTCGTCGTCCACGCGGCACAGCTCGTTGATGGTCCAGAGACGCGTATTCCCAGCGTGGTTTTGCGAGTAGCCGGACACCATATATTCCGCCCGAAACGCCTGATGCCGCATTTCAGCGAATATCTGATTTACCCGCGCAGGCATCAATTCCGGGACGGAATCGTCCATCAGCATAAACGGTTTTTTTATAACGTCTTTGGGAAAACCATCGTAGGTAAAAGTTGCGCCGGAGGGGTCGTGGAGCACGTTTCCCGCGCCAAGGAAGGCTGGATTATTAACGGTAACACTGGCGTACAATTTAGATACATCTATCGTTAAGACGCCCTTCTGCGCATTATTACCGCGCCCATCCTTGCGCGACACGATATTGAACTTCGCCGCGCCAGCGGCCTTTGGCGTGCCAAAAACAAAATTTCCCTCAGGGTTGCAATAAAATAGCAGTCCGTGTTTGGCGGAGACTGTCCTCAGCGCGTCAAATATCGTCTGTCCCATTTCAAAACGATGTGTCTGCTTGGGCGCAGGAAAAACTCCCTGCTCGTACCGAATCTTTTTCAAATCAATCACCGGCACCGAACTCAACAGGCTTTCGGCGAGTGTTTTAATGCTGGTTTCTTTCACGTCCTTGAAGTCGGTCAAATACCAGTCCACCAGCAAACCCATCATATCGCGGCCCTCCAGCTTCAGAGAGCTGCCGTCTTTCGACGTGGACCGCGAGACTTTATCCACATAACCATTAAGCGCGGGGTGGCCGTTTACATAAAGTTTGCAACCCTGCCCCGCATGAACGGTTATTTCCGGGTTAGCCAGCGCGACGTTAAACGCCGCCGCAGCGGCGTACATATCGGCGTCCACTTCGTAGGCGAGGAAATTCTTTATTTCGCGTCCGCCGACGTTAAGCACGATAGAATCAGCCATTTGTCGCTCCGTAAATATTTAGCGTACCGGCGGCCTCGTTGGGGTTTTGCAGTCCGGCGTTAAGCGCCAGCAGGCGCGCTGCCGCGCGGAACGGCAACCTGTGGCGCAGGCAAACCAGATGCAGCGGCATCGGCTGGTCCAGCGTAACCTGTTTGATGTTTTCCCGCTCCAGCTTGACGGTGTTGACGTGGTTTTCCAACGCCAGCGCCATGTCCTTATAGCTCTGCGGGTCGAGGCCGTTCTGCCGCGCGCAGTCAACAGCCTCCTGCAAATACTGCCGCGCGAGGGCCAGCGTGTTCTCCAACTCGTCGGCGGTCATCAGGTTTGTTACCGTGCTGCCGTCGGAAACTGTATCGTCTGGGATTTGTGGTATAAAGTTCCCGTCCGCATCCACCGGTGCGGCGGCCTCGGCTGTTTTCAGCGTATCCCGCAGGTCCTGCTCCTGGCTGAACACGTCCGCCGTCGCCACGGCCAGCGCCTCGGCGCAGCTAAGTTTAAGCGTGGCCCGCACCGCCGCGCCGGCGGCAGCCTGCGCCGGGTCCGCGCCGCCGAAGTTGGTAAACGATTTTTCCAACCCACGAAAAGATTCGCTGAGCTTGCTGACAAAATTGGCTGGCGAGCTTTTAAGCGTCTGATACGCCACTGCGTACCGTTCTACCGCCTTCGTGCAGGACAACACCATGGTGGACGGCACGTCCACCGCCCAATTTAACAGGCTGGTAAAGCTGTCCGCCGGGTTGCTCGCCGCCGACATCGTGGCCGTGAACGTACCCGACGCCGCCGAAATTTTGTTTTGAAACGCCGACACGCGCGATTTTACGGCGGAGTATTTTTTCTGCGCCGCGTTCATCGCGTTCCGCGCCCATGCCAGCCGGTTGTTAGCTCCCTTCACCGCCGCCGCGTTCACGGCGTCCGTAACCGCTATCTTCTGCGCGGCGGGCGCGGACTCCGCGCCGGTTTCAACGAAGGTTATCTCGATAACGGCGTTTTGCTTGGTGTCATCATGCCGGCAGTGAGTCTTTTCGATGTCGCCGACAAGCAGCCCGTAAATGGGGTGAATGAATTTCTTCCCGGCGTTTGCCTGCCGCAACCAGCTCAAAAAGGTTTTATGCGCGGCGTAGTTCTCGCCGCTGAAGTACGCGCGCATCGTAACCACGCGCGCCTTCAGTCCCATCGGCTCCAGCTCCGCGCCGTTTTTGAAGGGAAACTCGTGTTTTACCAGCGCGTTCTCAAGCCCGTCCTCGGTAAACTCAAGCTCGGGGTAAAACTTGTTCCCGCTATCGTCGTAAAACGAAGGGGTCAAAAGTTCATTTGCCATATGCCGCCTTTAACCCCATGAAGCCGCGAACGGCTGTGATTTTCACGTCGGGCGCGTTCGTATCGGTATGTATGCGCCCCTGCGCGTCAATTCTTAACTCGATAACTCGGTTCTTCGTATAATCCGTTTGCCCGGAGGATTGATGCAGTAGCTGGAACAGGTCCGACATTATGGGGGTTGCGTCGAGAGCCGCAACGGCGGCCGTGGTTGCCGCTGCTATCATAACAGGTGGCGAGGCCAGCGCCGCACCCATTCCCAACCTGCCCAACATTCCACCAGCGGTTCCTCCGGCGAAACCTCCGATATTTGGAATACTGCGCCCGAACTGGTCCACCAGCCCGCCGGGTCCTCCGCCGAGACCAAATCCGGCGGGCCAGTTCGTAACAAACACGGGCTTAACCCCGGTAAGCGCTTCTTGCGCCCTGCCGGCAGCCGCCCCGACCAAAACCCACCCGCCA